CTGACTTAGTCAAGTATACATACCACTTGCGAGCGTTAGTTAGAGCATCGTATTCTGCCCCACCTTTTAATGGTATCCTTTCTTTCTTTGCCATTACTCAATCCTTTTCCACTATTTATTAATTGGCACGCCCTTCAGGACTTGAACCTGAAACCTACAGCTTAGAAGGCTGTTGCTCTATCCAGTTGAGCTAAGAGCGCATTTCCAATTAACTTTCAAACTCACTCATATACTCATTCATGAGTTTCTTCTGTAACCTTCGAGCTTCCTTTTCCCAGGGCTGCAGCCAATAATTTGTTTCGGAATGGTCCTTACCTTTCCAGTATTGGAGATTATCTGTTAACTCTCCTCGAGCAAACTGTTTTACATGGACTAACTCATGAGCCAATGTCGACATCCAATTCCCATACAACGCGATGTCTATAATAAAATTTCTCGAATCCACGGACTCGCAAAGTCCTTCACTGTGGGAGTTGTCTACAAAGAGCTTGTGATGGAACCTAACTTGAATGTTGGTACGGAGTCGATGGATGTTAAGCTTCTTTGCGAATAACTTAACCGCCATCAGTGCCGAGGCCTGTAGATTCATGTCTAATTGTCCGTCACGTGGACCCGAGAAAAAAACTTTCATATTATGTTAATCCTATATACAACAAAAATAATACAAATAAAATTACGAACGCATTTTTCCAGATGAATTCAATACTTCCTAAGACGATCTTAATAAATGCAATGCCTAGAAGCAGTATAATTAGATAAGATCCAAATACAAGTACTAGTTCCATTCTTGGTTGATGCCACCTTCGTTATACGATTGTGTTAAGTTCAACTCTGAAGCAGCATCAAACTTATCGTCTGAATACAATGCAAAATCTTTCATCTTTGCTAACTTGGCAGCAGCACGTTCATTCTTTGCTGTTTCTCTGCGTTCCTTATTAGCTTCTTGCTTGTCGTACTTCTTCTTTTCCTTTAATAGGAACTTTTTAATATCTTCAAAACTCATTTGTTTAGCCATGTTACGCTGCCTCCATTTCATTTTGAAAGAATTCATTAACATAGGCAGATACAATCTTTGAAGTACCACCGATATGCCATCTGTATTCTTTGTTAGACATTGCTTCATAACCACCGTCGTAATCTTTCCAATTGTAAATTGTAAAAGGACGGATAGCATTGAAGTCAAAATCTTCGATATTCATTTCCCACTCAATATCGACCTTGCCGTCACCGGAAGATTCTGTGCATTGTGGATGACCGAAGACCTTAACAAGATCTGCGTAAGAGGCTTTGATATAGCCTTGAAGACTAGTCGATACGAAGGACGACCTTGGTTTGATTTCGTAATTTTCTGAATTCATAACAACTCCCATTGATTTAATTTATACAACCATTATACCATAGTTTCTTTATGATGTCAATAGTTTTATGATAAAAAGTTCATTTATTTTCATTATTATTAGAACAAAAAAGAATATCTATATAATAATAGGTTATATTAGACTCCGTGCGTCATATGTTCGTAAGCATCAGGGCATGTATTGATATTGTCACCGCAACCGCAGATTTGATCCTCTTCAATTGATGGTGCTCCTACCATATCCCTGATTTGTGATTCGGTATACCTTTGTTTGCCACCTACGGTGGATTGCTCCGCAAGCAATTTTATTTGTTCGTATGTAAGTGCCATTTCTATTACTCCTTTATGATTTGATAGATCTATTCTAACAGGATCTTGGCTACTTGTCAATAGATTTCTGAAATTATTTTTGCTGGACTGCTCCTTATACAATATATAGAAATTACATGATATGAAAAAAACTATTGACATTCACTGTGAACTGTTGTAGAATGGTATCATAATGAATTGTTTGAGAAGGAAGTAAGGCATGATTCGGAAGGATGCAACCTTGACGACAGGTCATTTATTTTAAATTAACTATTGACATGAACGCCTAACTGTGGTATAATGGTGGTTGATGATGGAGATTACAATTGACAAAGAATACTGAACAGTTCAGAATCCTTACTGCTCGACAGCATGTTCGAGAAAGGATTGGTATGTACATGGGCTCAGCCTCTAAGGAAGAGATCGAAAGATTCGTTCTTGGAGAATGGAAGAAAGCCACATATGTACCAGCACTATCAAAAATGGTAGACGAGATTCTCGATAACTCTATCGACGAAGCTATCCGTACTAATTTCAAATTCGCAAACAAGATTAATGTATCTATTAATAACAACGAAGTAACGGTCACTGACAACGGTCGAGGTATTCCTCAAGACAAGATCTTTGACGAAGCTTCAAACGAAAACATCTTAAGACCTGTTGCTGCTTGGACGAAAGTCAACGCAGGTACTTCTTTTGATGACGAACGAGTTACGATCGGTACTAACGGTGTTGGTTCAGCTGCAACTAATTTCCTATCTAAATCATTCTCAGGTAAAACATGGTCTAATAAAAAGTCAATTCAACTTGACTGTGAAGACGGTGCTGATGCCATGAAGGTTAAGACAGGCAACAAAGTAGGGAGCGGTACCGAGGTATCATTTGTTCCTGACTTTGATTTGTTTGAGGTTGACTCATTGGAGCAACTTGATACTATTATATTAATTGAAGATCGTCTCATCAGTTTGCAGATGGCATTTCCTGAGATTCAGTTTTCCTTTAATAAAAAGAAAATCATGGTTAACAACTTCAAGAAGTATACCGAAATGTTTTCTGATACAGTAATCATGGAGAAGACAAATAATCTTTCCTACTTTATTGCACCTTCGGAAGATGGGTTCAGAACTAACAGTTATGTTAACGGAGTGAATACAAGACAGGGTGGTACTTACGTTGACCACTTTATGAATACTATTATTGATTCGTTAACTGTCAAAATTAAAAGACGCCACAAGGTTGAAGTTCTTAAGACTACGATCAAGAGTGGTATTACATTTGTTATGTTCGCTCGAAACTTTGTGAATCCTAAATTTGATTCTCAAACAAAAGAACGTCTAACTAATCCAATTGGTAATATTAAGGAACACCTAGATATCTGTCAGGTACGTGATGCTGAGTGGCTTGCGCAGAAGATATTAAATACTCCTGATATAATTGACCCAATCATTGAGGCTCAACTTGCGAAGAAGCTAGCGGCCGATAGAAGAGCTGCTACTTTGGCTCAGAAAAAGTTACGTAAGGTAAAGGTTGCGAAACATATCTCTGCTAACAAAGACAATGCAACTCTGAAAATTGTGGAAGGTGATTCTGCGATGGGATTCTTATTAAAGGTTCGTGATCCTGATACGATTGGAGCATTTCCACTTCGTGGTGTGATTATGAATACCTGGGATATGAAACCTGCAGAAGTATTAAAGAACAAAGAACTATCGGAATTGGTAGCGGTTCTGGGTCTCGATATTAACGATCCAGACAGTGTGGACAATATGACATACAAATATATAGCCACATTAACAGATGCTGACCATGACGGTATAGGACATATATCGCCGTTGTTGATTGCGTTCTTTTACAAATTTTGGCCTCGACTGTTATTGGAGAATCGTGTTCAGATTACAAGAACACCTATTATGATCTCTACTAAAGCAAAAGATGTCAAGTGGTTCTATACTTATGAAGATGCTCAAGTGTTCAAAAAGAACGGTGGATATCATCATAGATATATTAAAGGTCTAGGTTCTTTAACCGAAGACGAATACCATATCATTATTAATAAACCTGAGTATGATACAGTTACTGTTGACGATGCTTCGGTATTTCAAATGATGTTTGGTAAAGATTCAAGTTTAAGAAAGGAGTATATGTTCGCATGAATTTAGAAATGTTTACAGAAGAGCTGAAGGGTAATAACTATCCAATCTCAAAGGTTGCCTCTAACGAATGGAAATCATTCGCAATGTATACAGTTGAGAGTCGTGCTATTCCTAATATGATTGATGGTCTTAAACCTGTTCAAAGGTTCTACCTTTATTCTTCGTTATTAAATAGTAAGAAGGATTTCAAAAAGGTATCCGCAGTGTCAGGTATTATTTCTGACTACGGTTATAATCATGGCGAATCATCAGCTGCTGGTGCAGGACAACTGATGGCCGCTGAATGGAATAACAACATCTGTCTAATTGAAGGTCGTGGATCATTTGGTACTCGATTGGTTCAAGAAGCTGGTGCTGCTCGTTATGTCTATTCAAGAGTACATGATAACTTTAATAAGTACATCAAGGATATTGATTTAAGTCCTATTCACGAAGATCCTGAGCATCAACCTCCATCATTCTATTTACCGATTCTACCTTTAGTGTTGGTCAATGGAACAAAAGGTATTGCGACAGGATTTGCGACTAACATCCTACCGCACGACCCAAAAGATTTAAAGAGAGCTTGTCTACAATATTTAGATAAAGGTAAAATTGTCACAAAGCCTAAAGTTAAGTTTCCTGAGTTTAAGGGAACGGTTGAGCAATCCAAAGAGGATCCAACCAAATATGTTTCGTATGGTACCTTCAAACGTTCTGGTAAAACAGGCGTCTCCATCACAGAGGTACCATACGGATTTGACCGAGAAGGATATGTAAAGGTACTCGATAAGCTCGAGGAAGATGGAGATATTGTATCCTACGAAGATAAATGTAATAAGGAAGGTTTCCGATTTGAAGTAAAGCTTAAATTGTCTTCGGTTAAATGGACCGATACCAAACTTATTACCAAGTTTAAACTCAGTAAGCCATTTGCTCAAAACCTAACAGTTATTGATTTTGATGGTAAACTTCGCGAATACACAGATGCTCGAGACCTTATAAAGGACTTTTGTGATTACCGCCTTGGTATATTGCAGCAGAGAATTGACGCTCGTATAGAAGAGTTTAATGAAGAGGTCCGATGGCTTAATGTTAAAATGGAATTCATTCAAGCAAATATTGATGATCGTATAGTATATAAAAATAATACTAAAGAACAGGTCGTCAATCAAATAATGCAAGAGACGTCTGCGCTAGGAGGTGACACAAACAGATTGCTCGCATTAAGTTTCTTAAATGCAACAAATGAAGAAATTGTAAAGTTAAAGAAACAGATTGAAGAATCTAAAACAACATTGAGCTTTTGGAAATCAACAACCCCATCAGAACAATTTAATACAGACCTGGAGAATGTATAATGGAAAATCATATAGCTAAAGTAGAACTTGACACAAGTTCTTATATAGATGAAAACGGAGTAAGTGTTGTCGTTTATTTTGGAGAAGGATCTTGTGACCCTGTAGTTGAACATACGTTTGATTGGGAAACAATGGTTGAGAATTATTTTGAGTCTTATACTGTCGATGATAAGATTAGAGAAATGGATATGGCAGATGCTGCTCTTCTTGTAACCAAATTGGAGCAAATTGCATTATATGCTAAAAATATGCTCGAGGATTATGCAGAGCAAGACGTGGAGACCCCTCCTCTATCCCGCGAAGATTTTATAGAATAAGGATAAATAATAATGAACATGAACAAAATAAAATTAATTTGGAAATATAGTCTGGGTGGATATTCAGACGATAAAACTAGGCCCTATGATGAGTACATTACAATTGTCAGAACAGTCATTGTTGGTGTAAACTTTTTAACGTGTTTCTTTATTATGGCAAATACTATTAGGCATTGGTGATATGAGCAGAAAAGATGATTATGAAAGAATGGATACTAACAAGTATCTTAATTTAAATTTAAAAACGGATGGATTACCCCTACCAGATGTTAACGCGCAATATATTGAATTCTTTTGGAGAATGGATTATAAATGGTGGCGTGATGTTGAGCCAGGCGATGTCGTTGTTGATATTGGTGCTTGTGTTGGCTTCTTTGTTTGCCACGCACTTGACCGTAATGCTTCTCGTATATATGCTATCGAGCCTTCAAGACCTCACCTCAAAACTCTTGTCAGTAATGTCTCGGATTACTTTATTGATCATGGTAAGATTCCCGTTATTCCAATCGAAGCAGGAATAGGTTCTACTGAAAATCATTTTAATAATGTATTCTCTGAATACGATGATTTCAAAAAGATGTCATTTCTTGATCTTGTGGTTGATTATGATATTCCAAAGATTGATTACCTCAAAATAGATTGTGAAGGTGGAGAGTATGGTATCTTTAACAAAATAAACATGCCTTATTTAACCAAGAACGTAAAACACATCGCGGTCGAGTTTCATTTAAGTTGTTATGGTGGTGCTGCAAAACAATGGCAAAAAGTAAGAGATAATATATTGCCTGAGTTCGCAAAGGTACGATGGATGGATGATAAACACAAAGAGCTGGCACACGACGACAAATGGTTAGCTGCAGGCGATTGGTCTAAGTGTTGTGCATTCATGGTATACATCACTAACGAATAATCTCACTAACTTAATTCTAATAAATAATACTATACAATAAACAGTATAATATTTTAGGATTGACTAATGGCAGAAATTATTAACAATTACTTATCTCCAACTAATTTTACGATTAGTATAGAAAAGCTTCCTCACGTAGAGTTTTTTACTCAGAAACTATCAATTCCCGATATCACATCGACTCCTCAAGAATTGCCATCACCTTTAAGTGGTCTATATGAATATGGTAGTAGAATAGATTACGGCGAATTATCAACTACAATGATCATTGATGAAAACATGAATAACTATAAAGAGATCTTAAATTGGATCGAAGGTTATGCTGCTCCAGAAAATTCAGACCAAAACAAATTAAGAGAAAAGGTTGGCTTTGAATCTGATATTATTTGTACTATCACTAACTCCCACAAAAATCCAAACATAAGATTTACATTTAAGAATTGCTTTCCTACAGGTTTGGGCGGTGTTGCTCTTGATGTTAATGTTACTGATGTTGCTTATGCAACAACTTCTATTACTTGGAGATACGATACTTTTACAATGGAACAAATATAAGAAGAAACTTTTATTATGAATTATGATTTTATTGAGATAGGAACTTCGGACTTTGATACTCTTATACAGACAGCAACCAACGACACTATTGGTTTATCTATTGATCCTATACAGTTTTATTTAGACCGCTTACCAAATAAAGATAATGTTGATAAACTTAATTGTGCTGTTTCTTTTGATGGTAAACCAGGTAAAGATAAAGTATATTACATACCTCTCGAAACTATACAAAAACACAATATGCCACTTTGGATTCGTGGATGTAATTCTGTGGGTGACTATCACTATCAACACAAAAAGCATAACCTACAATCAGTCGTAGAAACAATTGAAGTAGATTTAATTCCGCTAAGCGAAATCTTTGAAGAATACAATGTCGATAAACTTACCGTACTTAAAATAGATACCGAAGGTGGGGATTGTAAAATACTTCGGTCATTTATTCCTTACTTAAAAGATCAGGAACAAGGCCGCTGGCCTTTATGGATTGAGTTTGAAACAAACATACTAACTCCAAAAGAAGAAGTTGATGAAACGATTGAGCTTTATATAGATCTTGGTTATAAATTAGCAAGACGTGGTGTTGGTGAAGAAAACTCCATATTAACCATTGACATTTAGACCAAAGTTTGATATAATAGATATGAATGAAAAGTTTTGAGACAAAAATAAATTATGGACACAAATGACATAGCGGCCATCTGGGCTAAAGACTCACCAATAGATGAAACTAATCTAGTTGGTGAAAGTAAACGAATCCCTGAGTTACACAGTAAATACTATAATCTTTATTATAGAGAAGTCTTGCGTGTTAAAAAACTTAAAGCAGAATACAAAGAACTAGAAATGGATAAGCGCAATTGGTACGATGGTTCTATGGCTGAAGAAGATCTAAGAGAAAAAGGATGGAAGCCGTTTCAAAGAAAGGTAATAAGAAACGATTTGGATAAGCATATTCAATCAGATAAAGATGTTATTAAATTGAGTCTTACAATTGATTTCCATACCGCAAACGCAAACTACCTTGAAGATATAATTAAAACAATACACAGCAGAAACTTCGTCGTTAAGAATATGATTGATATATTGAAGTTTCAGTCCGGAGATTATTAATGGATTGGTTAACAAAGTTTTGGAGAAAACCTGAAGTTCAACAGGAAACTCTTGTCATAGACATGATGAAAGACGATGTTGACCCAGAGCAACTAACAATTGAAAACGCATATAAGACAAGATGGATTTGGTACCATACAATATTAGCAATAGGTATATTTTTCACTAATGTATTATTAATCGCAATACTTTTGTTGTTGGCAATTAAATTATGAGTGAAAGAATCGAAGTAGAATATATTAACGCAGTATACATGCGGATCAAAGCCGACTCAGGTTTAAAGGTTGAGTTGTCTGAGTTCTTTGCATTTAAGCCAGAAGGTTATCAATTCAGTCCAAAATATAAAGCAAGAGTGTGGGATGGTACGATCCGTTTGTTTCAGCCTATGCGTCCTGTATTATATGTTGGTCTACTTCCACACCTTAAAAAGTTTTGTAAAGATAGAGATTATATATTAGAAGCACCGGTCGAGATCGGAGAACCAGAAATCATAGAGGATGGATACGTTGAAGAATTGGCTGAAACGATTAACTGTAAATTTAAACTAAGAGACTATCAGGTCGAATATATCACTAACGCTTTGCGTAACCGCAGATCTTTATCTCTATCGCCGACATCATCTGGTAAGTCTTTAATTATTTACCTAATACAACAACATTACTATCAAACCTTTGGATTAAGAACATTAATTATTGTTCCTACTATTTCGTTGGTACATCAGATGGCTGGTGACTTTGTTGATTACGGTTGTGATGAAAATGATATCTATAAAATACAGGGTGGAGTTGATAAGAATACCAAAGCACCGATAGTAATATCTACATGGCAATCTTTAGTCAAACTGGATAAGAATTGGTTTGGTCAATTTGGTTGTGTGATGGGTGATGAAGCTCATACCTTTCAAGCAAAGTCATTAACAACCATTATGCATAAACTCGAAGATTGTACTTATCGTCATGGATTTACGGGTACACTCAAATCAGCAGAAAGTAAAACACATAGGTTAGTACTTGAAGGTTGTTTTGGAGAAGTAAAAAGAATTGTATCCACAAAGAAATTAATGGACGAAGGTACGGTTGCTGATTTTGAAGTAAAGGCTATTGTATTGAATCATAGTAACGAAGCAAAGGCTGCATTTAAAAAGGCAATGGGTCAGGTTAAAGAATCAGTTAAGAAGTGGCCGGCCGAAAGAGAGTTCATCGTAAATCATGAAAGGAGAAACAATTTTATTAAGAACCTTGTTCATTCTCTTAAAGATCAAAACAATTTAATACTATTTGACCTTGTTGAAAAACACGGTAAGATACTTGAGCCTATGTTACATAAAGAAGGTAGAGAACTACATTTTATATACGGAGCAACGAAAGGAGAAGAGCGTGAACGTATACGACATTTGGTTGAGAACGACCCTGATAAGAAACATAATATACTCGCATCCTATGGAGTTTTTAGTACTGGCGTTAATATTAAACGACTTGATAATGTAATCTTTGCCTCATCTTCCAAATCTGAGATTAAAGTATTACAATCAATAGGTAGAAGTTTACGTAAAGCTGAGGACTCGCAGAAAGCGGTCCTCTATGATATTGCTGATGATTTATCGGTAGGTAGTTACGAAAACTATACATTGAAACATTTTAAGTCGAGAATTGAAATCTACTCGTCAGAGGAGTTTCCGTTTAAAATATTTACTGTCGACATATAAAACTAATATACCTTTAAAGTCGATAAACTTATTATACAAGGAATTTGGAGACTTGTCAATAGTTTTTTAGAAAAAAGTTTAATTAATTTCATATTTGTTAACTTTCTATTGACAAAACAGAGAAAATGGTATATAATTACATTATTAATTTAAAAAAGGAGCATTAGTTTGAAATGGCTAAGAAACGAAATTACGTAAACAACAAAGACCTCCTCGCGGCATTAATTGCCTATAGAGAGGCAGTGGCAGAGGCAGAAGAAGGTGGCGAAGATAAACCCGTCGTACCTGATTACATCGGTAAATGTATTATGATGATTGCTCAAAGATTGGCAACAAGACCAAACTTTAGTGGTTATATGTATAAAGAAGAAATGATCTCAGACGGAATTGAGAACTGTCTTCAATATATACATAACTTTAATCCAGATAAATCTCAAAATCCATTCGCTTATTTTACTCAAATTATTTGGTATGCATTCTTAAGAAGGATCTCTAAAGAGAAGAAGCAGATGTATATTAAATTTAAAGCCTCACAAAGGCAAATGATGGACAATGAAGTATTTGATTCAGCGGGCGAACCAGTTACTGGAAATCAACTTCCTGATTATATTAACGACTTTATTGATGACTTTGAAACAAAACTTAAAAAGAAGTAAGCTATGTTTGATTATGAGAACGCATTTGACTATACGAAGCCGACTGCTGCCTTAATAGGTAGATTCCAACCCTGGAACGAAGAACATACAAAATTATTCATAAAGTCCTTGACATTAACAGGACAAATTGTTATAATGGTTCGAGAAGTGTATAATCCAACAGAGATCGAATCAGATAATCCGTTTGGAGAAATTGCTGTTATTGATCGTATTAAGAAAAGTTTAGGAGATGCTGGCTTTGAAGAAGGCCAAGAGTATATGATCCAAATGATTCCTAATGTTGTTGATGTAACATTGGCAAAACAATTAAGAGAAGATGAATTATGAAGTTAGTATCTAACAAAGATCCAATATTAACAAAAGTACTACAAGATGTCGATATTGAAAATCCTCAGATTGATTTAAAGCAAACAAAGAACGATATGGTAGAGCTGATGGTCTCTAAAAGAGGGCTAGGCCTTGCTGCATGTCAAGTCGGTATAGATTATAAATTGTTTATTATCGGTGAAGACAAAAAGAATACAATGATGTTCGTGAATCCTGAAGTTATATCTGTTTCAGAAGAAACTGAATTGGATGTTGAAGGTTGCCTATCATATCCTGATGTATTTGTTAAAATGAAAAGACCTAACATGGTTGAAGCCAGGTGGTTTGATGAAGAAGGTAAACCACAGGAAGGTAGATTTGAAGGTTACACTGCAAGATGTTGGTTACATGAATATGATCACCTTCATGGTGTTCTATATAAAGACAAAGTATCTCGACTCAAATGGGATAGAGCTCTTAAAAAGAAATCAAAAATTACAAAACAAAGATCACAGTTAATGGCATACATGGCAAACGCTCAAGCAGCATTGGATAACGCCAAAACCGCACAGGAGTAATATGAAGATCGCGATCGTTACCGATATTCACATCGGTGTCCGTGGAGATAGCAAAGTATTCCACGAAGTCCAAAGAAAGTTTTTCGAAGAAGTATTTTTTCCATATATTGATGAACATGGTATCACCACTGTGTTTGATCTTGGAGATACATTCGACCGCCGTAAGTATATTAATTATGCGTCACTATCGGCCGGTAAATCTTTCCTCTTTAATAATTTAGTAAAGCGTAATATTGACTTTCATTGTCTTATTGGCAACCATGATACTTATTACGCAAGCACAAACGAAATCAATAGTATGAATCTATTGACACAAGAGTATCCTCAATTTACTCTATACCAAGATACTGCTGTAGAATTAGAACTTGGTTCAACTAAATTCCTTATGCTGCCTTGGTTAAATAAAGAGAACGGCGAAAAGAATTTAGAGATCGTTAGAAACTCTGATGCTAATATATTGATGGGACACCTTGAAGTAAAAGGTTTTGAAATGATGAAAGGTGCGTTATGTACGCATGGTATTGATATGAACGTGTTTAAACATTTTGAGTCTGCGTTCTCTGGTC